ATCTTGAGTTGATTCTTCTTTGTCAGCTAAATTTTGAATCCCGCCGCCTTCTGCAAATCTAAAGTAGTCAGAATAGTCTTGACCATAGTTCATAAAAGACTTTATTTGTTCTGGGGTTAAGGTAACAGGAGCGTTACCACCAGTAGCTTTCTTTTCATCTTGAGCTTTATGATAAGCGGCTAGTTCTTCAGCATCAATAATTCCATCTTTGTTTGCATCTGACCCACCTTGACTAACAATGTAATCAAAATCTCTTTTTGTTAAAGGCTCTCCTGCTCTGTTAAAGCCATACTCTTCAGCCATCCATCCTTCATAAGGGTTTACGTCTTTACCTTTTTCTTCTGTAAAGTACATAATCTCTGGGCCAAATCCGGGCAATCCTTGCTTTTGATAAGTGCTTTCTAATTGCTCTGGGCTTATACTAAAAGCACCTCTAAGACCCCCTTGGTCTTTGGAAGGCTGTTGAATTAGTCGATCAATATCAATATTAGGAACAAATCCCCCGACATCCATTTTCTTAACAGGTACTCCAAGCTGCTGAAGCTCATTCATTCTTCTTTTAAAATCACTTGGGTCTAAAGAAACAATGCCGCCGCTAGACGCATACTGAGTGTAAGAATCGCCATATGGCTTCTGATATCCGGGGAAATAATTAGCATCTCTTCTTGCTACTGCACTTTTATAGTCTTGTTCTTTTTTTCTTAGGCTGTCTTTAGCCATGTCTTCCATAGCCTCATCCACTCTAAGCTGCTCGTTAGTCCCTTCACCAACAGCGGTGGCTACAAGAGCCGTTGGGCTTGTTAAAGCTTTTAAGCCTTCTCCTGAAAAAACTTGACTCATAGATGGCCCACTAGAGCCGCCAGTTAAAGTAGGGATATTTTTAGGTGCTTGTTCAACAAAACCTTTTACTAAAGGATCATTTATTCCTCGCCCTAAACTAATGCCTTCTGCAACAGATTGGCTAGTTGCTCCGCTAACTTCTGGAGCTAAACTATCAATTAGATTGGCTTCCGGGGTTGGCACAAGATCAGAAATCCCTGTTATTTTATCAGCAGGTACGTTTAAAGCGGTTTCAACACCTTCAACACCTGCCGAACCCAACTTGCCTAAAGCTTGCCCTACACCAAAACCTGTAATACCTGAGAGCAATCCTTTTTTAAGGTCTCCCTCCACTATTGCTGTTGTTAATCCAGATCCTATTGCCCCACCTACAGCAGAGCTTAAACCAAGCCCGGAAAGAATTCCTCCTGCTCCTACAGCCGCGCTTCCTAACATGCTTCCCAACAAAGGAGCTAAGAAAGGCAAGAAAGCCTCTGGCTGGCCTGTATCAGGATTTATTGTTAAAGATCCTGTTGGAGACATGGATGCAAGCCCCTGAACTTCTATAGGGTTCATGTGAACCATCATAGAGTCCCCGTACCTGCCTTTAGTTGCTAAAAGGTTGGCTATTCCTTCAAGTTCTCTTGAGTCTTGTTGATACATTAACTTGTCTCCACTCCAAATAAGTTAAAGCTTACATTTGCTGCGCTAGAGTAAACCTTCACTACGTCTGTTTGATTTAGGCAAATGCCTATCACTACTGTTCTCGTTGTTGTTGCTGCTAAGTCTTCATCGTAAAAAATAAACTGTTTGTCATCTGCACCCGCACCAGCCACATGAATACTGACCCTAAAGGTGATTCCTGATCCACCCCGGTTGCATACAACTAATGAGCTTACTGTTGTCTGGGCAAGATTAGGAGCCGTGTAAAGCACTGTTGTTGTAGTAGCACTAACATCAAGCTGCCCCAAAACCTTTATAACGTCACTCACGATGCCCCCATTAACAGAAACTGAAACCTTCTCATTGCTAGAGACCCCGGCTTGTCGCCTTGAGTTTTAGCAAGATCAACGTCATTTTCTAGTTGGTCTAAGGCAAATTCTAATGTTCTTCTGGTAATTGCTTCATTCTGAGTGTTGTACTCAGCCATTGGTACAGGAAGCGGGTTTCTGCGTCTTTCTGCCATTACCTTCTCCCGTCCTGCCTCATGCCAAACCTAAACCCACCTAACCTCCAACCAAAGCCAGCTTGATCTGATTCTATTCTTAACGTGGCATGTCTAGACCTAGTTCTGACATTTGACTGCTTGGTAGAAGATGTAATGGTAGATGTAGCTAATGAAGCTGGGGTTTCTAAAGGATAGTTACTACCCTTAATAGTCATTGTTATTTCAGGACTAACCCCTGAAAAAGTAAAGTCAGGAACTACTCTGTCGATCATAATAAAGTTATTGCCATCGCCAATCTCAAGATCTCCAGACTCTATGTATGCAGTCATAGCAGAACCATCGTCATCAAAGCCTTGCTCATGGTTATAGATGTAATTAGAGTCTGAGCTTGTAATAGCACTAGAAGCAATCGGCCCGTCAAGAACCCCGCTATCAAGCCAAGCACATCTAGCCAGAGTGCCGATAGCCCAAAGGTTTTCAGCATAGTTGTAGCTTACATAGTTAGAGACTTCTCCCCCATAACCAGTAGCAGGGTAAAACCATATGATTTCTGAGAAAGCATTATTTTCTGCCGCAAAAACTTTAAAGGCTTGGGTGATATCTAGATTACTTAAAACATAATCTTGAACTGAGCAGGGTATTTGTTGCACCGCGCCGTTATAGATATAGAACCCAGTTTTATCCATAAAGTAAACATTTCCTCTAGCGTTAACCGCAGCATTAGGAGATATCATGGATACATCAGAGCTAATTGTTGTAAATTGAAAAACGAAAGGTGCGCCTACAAACCTCATAGAATGAACAGAAACATCTGTCCAGATTAGTATTTCTTGCCTTGTCTGAACTGCGCCTACAATTTGACTGCCAGAGTTTACCCTTACTCCTCCAGCGGTATTAGTTGCTGTTGGAGTCCAATCAGCAGCATTTTCTTGGTCAGACCACCTGACAAGCAAAGCATCTTGAGCAGCAGATCCAATTGTATTAGCTCCGAAAGCAATAACATGCTTATCGTTATCACTAACAAGGACTTGCGCTGAGACTGTAGGGCAATCAGAGGCTCCTCCTAACTGAGTTATGTTAATAGCCCTGTTCGTTAACCCGCTAGAGCTATCCCAATAAAAGATCCCGCTGTTTCTTGCATTAAAAATTAAATCTTCACCAAAGTTATCTTGGCTATAAAGTCTTAGCTGACCAGAAACACCAATCCCAGATCCACTCCCCCAAGTTGAGTCGCCCCAAGGGTTAGAACCCCAGCCAGCAGCAGAAACATAACTATTTAGTCCTGTGGTAATTTGATACGCCCCTACTGTTGAGGAGCCGCCATTTCCGCTGTCGCTTGCGTTTGCAGTAACTGTAGTACCAGAAGTGTCTTTAGCTGTAATAGTGTAAACGTTTGCGCTTGAAACAGAAGCTACCTGATACTCTTGATTTAGTACCGCAGCGATAATGTTCCCGCCTAAACTAGCAGCATCAGAAAAAGTAACGAAATCATCTTTTGCCGCTCCGTGAGCAGTGTCAGTAATAGTAATAGTAGAAGAACCGTTAGTAGCAGCAAATGTAACATCACCCGCACTTGTGGTGCTTCTAATAGGAGTCACATCATTTGGATTTAAACCTTCAAAAATATAAAATTTTAGATTAGTTCCAGCACCTATATATTTTACAGATTGAAGAGAAGCCCAAGCAAAAAGAGATCGACAAAGACCAAGAAAAGCAGTTGTATTAAACTTAGTCCAACCGCCTATTTTTTCTGGCCTTCCTTTTCTAAATCTAATTTTGTCAGAGTCAAACCAGCCAGAATCGGCAGTATACTCAGTGCCTTCTTTATCTACACCGGGAGCAAATTGTATTTTCTGCAAAGGCATTTTTATTTACTCTAACGAACTAGATTTGTATTTCTTGCATTTAAAGAATTAACCAAGCTAGACAACCCCCTGCCTCTCCCGTTCATTCCTTGCATGTTAGAGGATCTACCAACACGCCCTCCCCCAGAAAGTTCGGTTTGTCTAAATATACTACCCATGTTTATGTTTTTAAGGGCCGCTGCTACAGCCTCTGGGTCTCCACCGTTAGCTCTAATTTGAGCTATAGCTTCAGGGGTAAGCATTGTAGACCCTATGGTTTGAGAAGGTTGATTAGCTCTTTTGTTTGCTATTTCCATCATATCAGGAAGCTCTGCTCCAGCAGCAACAGCTTTTGAAATAGTAGAAGGATCGAGACTATCTTTCTCTATACC